GGTTTATCTGGATATGTTTTAAACTATGCTACAGATGATAGTTATCAAATGTATTATAATGAGGATAATCAATTTACACAAATATATAATTGGAATTCTAAAATAATATTTGAAGGAATAATTAAAAACAAATCAGAATTAAAAAGATTACTTAAACAATTAGGTATCAATGAATAAGACTAAACAAAAGTTAATAACCGAATTAAGTACTAAATATTCATTACCTTTTGAAGTTATAGAATTAATTGTTAATAGTCAGTTTCAGTTTGTATCTAAGACAATGAAAGAGATGAAGTTAACAAAAAATTATCAAACTATATTATTACCTAAATTAGGTAAGTTTACTCCAAGTCAAAGAAAAATTAAAATATATGAAAATAGGAACAATAATAAAGAGTTATTGGAATTATCTAATGAAACCAAAGAATAAACAATTACAAGAAGAAAGATTAAAAATCTGTACTACTTGTGAATTTAATAGTTCTCAAGGTAAAATAAATATGTTATCACATTGTAATAATTGTGGTTGTGTATTAAAAGTTAAAGCAAATTGTATTAAATGTAAATGTCCTGAAAACAAATGGAAAAAATAGAAATTGAAATTAAAAACTTTCTTCCGGAAGGTTACACATTAACAGAAGGTTCTGAAATATCTACAGTAACTTTATATCCTAAATATTTAGAATATAAATTTAACTATGAAGCAGACTTTAAAAAAGAAATAGAATTTGATCCTCATGAAGATGATGATTTTTTAAAAGGTAAAGCTTTAGAAAAGAAAATGGTAGATGGTTCTATATTTAATATAGAAGAAGGAATTATATCTATTAAAGATATTACTAGTATATGTAAAATAACTAAAGCTTATTTTAAAACAGAAGCTGATGAAAAGAAAAAAAGAAAATCTTATATTTATGAAATTAATATAGGAGATTTAATGTTATCTTTTGAAACAAAAGAAGAACAAGAAAATAAATATGAAATTATAAAAGATTGGTTTAAAATAAATAAAATAAAATAAAATAATGGAAAATACAGAACTTCAAAAAGCTATGAAAATAGTAATAAAAGAATTAAAAAAAGATGAATGTTATTATATTGGATGGAAAGCAAATATAGCAATGGCTTTTTATGATGAGGTAACTAATTATCCTGTATTATGTTGTGATAGAAATACTCATAAAGAATTAATACATACAGCTTGCAACAAAGCAGCTGATAACTTTTTAAAATTATTAATAAAATAAATATGGAAAATAAAATTAAATACACTCCATTTGCTAATGGAGTTCTAGTAGTATATGTAGAACCTACACAAGAAACACAATCAGGTATTTATATTCCTGATACAGTTGAAGATAAAGAATCTTTAACTAAACAAATTTATCAAGGAGATGAAGTTATTGCTATTGGTCCTGAATGTAAACAAGTTAAAGTAGGTCAAATAGCTTATTTTAATTTACAAGTGATGCCTAAACCATTTCAAGTAGATGGAGTTAAGTATTTATTATATAGAGAAGGTGATATTCATGTAATTAAAGATTAAGATGGATAAAGAAAAAAAATTAGAAATATTAAATAGATTAACAAAAGAAGGTCATATAACTTTAGATGAAGCTTTAATATTATTAGAAACTAAAAAGGAATATATTTATATACCAAGTAATAATAATTACCAATCTATACCAAGTTTTCCTCCTCAACCTTATATAACTAATCCTTGTACACCAAATGTGCCTGATTGGACTTATAGACCAGGATTAATTACTTATGGTCCAAGTACAACTGCCGGTGTAAAAAATAAAATATGAAATTATTTACTTTAGCTAATAATTATCCTATTATATCTCCAGAGGCATTAATGATAGATTCATTTGCTAATATCTGGAATAGAGATAAAACAAAAGATAAATCTGTAGCTACAAAAGAATTAGCTTATGTTTATTTTTTATGTGATTATAAAAGTATTTACAATACATATCCAGATGAAATAAAAGAAGAAAAAATAATTGAAGACATATTTAAAAATAAATATAAACCAGATAAAAATGTTTTACTTGCTATTGATAAATATAATGAATTACAAGATAGCTTTAATATGAGATTTTTAAAGTCGGCTAAATCTGCTGCTGAAAAAAATATGCAATATTTCAATAATGTTGATTACTCTGAAAGAGATGTAAAAGGTAATCCTGTATATAAAATAAAAGAAGTTCAAGCAGCTTTAAAAGACTGTTCTGGTGTTATAGACACATTAGATAAATTAATTGAAAAAGTTAGTAAAGAACAAGCACTGATAGATAGTAGAATAAAAGGTGGTGGAGAAGTTTCATTTTTTGAAGATAAATAAATATGAATTATACAATAGAAGATATAGAGGAATGGTGTTCAGCTAGAATACAATTTGAGGAAAATGGAACTTACACAAAGTTACTTCCAAAAAGTACTGGGTGGATTAGATTTTGGGAAGAAGAAAGAAGAAGATGTGTTGAAGGTATGGTTTCTAGTAAAGGAAATTATATATCTGGATATTTTTATGACTATTTAAACTATAGTCCAATAATAAAATCTCAAGTAATAGATAATGGAATTACTACTACATCTGGTCAATTACAAGCTGAAAGAATAGAAGGATTTCCTAATTTTTGGGATGGTGATAAAGATTTTTTTGACTATGTAGATAATGCAGAAAAAAATGGAGAACATGGTTTATTAGGTGGTAGTAGGGGTAGAGGAAAAAGTTTTAAAGCTGCAAGCATGATGTGTAGAAATTATTTTCATATTAAAAAATCTAAATCTTATGCTTTTGCTTATAGTTCAGAATTCTTAACAGGTGATGGTATTATTACTAAAGCTTGGGATATTATGGACTTTAGAGATACTTATACTCCATTTGGTAAAAGAAGACAGTATAAAAATACTGATATGCACAGAAGAAGTTCTTTTCAAGAAATTGATGGTGAAGGGCTTAAAGTAGAAAAAGGATGGAAATCAGAAATAATAGGAATTACAGTTGGTGATGATATTGATAAAGTAAGGGGTAAAAGAGGTAAACTAATTATACTTGAAGAAGCTGGTAATTTTAGAGATCTAAATATAGGTTGGGGTATATTAAGACCAGCTATGGAAGATTCTGGAAGAACAACAGGTTTTATACTTGCTCAAGGTACGGGTGGTACAGAAGGAGCAGCATCAGCAGGATTTGAAGAATTATTTAGAAATCCTGGAGCTTATAAAATACATGCAATAAAAAACAAATGGGAAGCAGGAAGAGAAAATACTAAATGTGCTTTTTTCTGGTCAGCAGCTGTTAATTATTCTGGAGCTTATGATGAAGTTACTGGAGAAAGTGATATTAGATTTGCTACTGAACTTATAATGCAAGATAGAAAAATAGTAGCTACTGGTTCTGATCCTCATGCTTTAACAAGAAGAAAAGCTGAGATTCCTTTAACACCATCTGAAATGTTAATGAGAATTTCAGGTACTCAATTTCCAGTAGGATTACTTAAAGAACAAGAAGCAGAAGTATTTACTAAACCACATTTATATCAAGATTTAGATTATGTAGTTGATTTTAAATTAGATAATGAAACCCAAAAATTTAAAGTAGTTAATATTGTTGATGATAATAGAAAACCTATATTAAAATTTCCTCATGCAGATAATAAAAATATGCCTGGAGAATTTGTTATTTATGAACATCCAGTTGAAGGTTCTCCATTTGGTAGATATGTAGCAGGTATAGATAGTTATGATTTTGATGAATCTACAACTACATCTTTAGGTTCAATGTTTATTGGAGATACTTTTACTAAAAGAATAGTAGCTGAATATACAGGAAGACCCCAATCAGCAAAAGATTTTTATGAAAAATGTAGAAGAGCATTATTATATTATCAAGCACATGCACTAATAGAAAATGCTAATAAAGGTATATTTGATTATTTTGATTCTAAAAATTGTGGATATTTAATTGCAGAAGAACTTAATCTTGTTAAAGAATTTAATGAATCTATTAAAGCTAGAACAGGTAGTACTAGAAAAAGAGGTTTAACTCCTAATGATAAGATTAATGCTTATGCTAGAGGTATGATTGCTGAATATTTAAAAACTTCTACTAATAATCCTGATAAACCGGAAGAATTATTTGTTCATAAATTTAGATGTTTGCCTGCAATACAAGAAATGATATTATGGAATCAAGATGGTAACTTTGATAGAGTATCAGCTTTAGGGTGTTTAATATTAATAATGAATGATAGATTAAAACATCCTATTGAAGAAAGATTTCAAGTAGAAGAATTAGATGATTTTTTTACACGAAATTTTAAACCTCAACAAGGCTTTAGCTATACGCAAAGTGGATTAATCATTCCTAATTGGATAACTGGTACTTAATATTCATATATTTGTAATAAATTTAACATAGATCTATGGATTTTTCAACATTCAAACAATTACCAAGACAAGCAATACCTGATTCTCAAAAAACTGAACAATGGGGTAAAGACTGTGTTGATGCCTGTGAAGGTCTAGTTTTATTATTTAATGATAGAATTAGAGAATCTAGAGTAAACAAACAAAACAATTACAATCTTTATAACGGTATAATTAATCCTAGAGAACTTGAAAAAATAACTAATCCTTATAATTTACAAGGACAAACATTTCCAGCTTTTCCTAGAAATATTCCAATTACTGAACCTTACTTTAAAAAATTATTAGGTGAAGAATATAACAGAAGATTTGATTGGCATTTAGCAGTAATCAATGAAGATGCTATTTCTACTAAACAGGAACAGCAAAAAGAAATGATTAATCAAACTGTAGTAGAATTATTACAACGTAATCAAAATTTAACTCCAGAACAATTACAAGATCCAGAAGTAGCTAAACAAATGGAACAAGAAATCCAAGCTAGATTAGATGATGTTATGTCTTGGAGAGAAGAAAGAGAATTAGCTGGAACCAGAATATTAGAATATTACACAAGAAAATTAGATTTAAAAACATTATTTAATAATGGTTTTGAAGATGCTCTAATATGTGGAGAAGAAATATATTGTATTGATGAAGTTAATAAAGAACCTACTATTAGAAGATGTAATCCTTTAATGACTTATTTTTTAACTAATCCTCATTCACATAAAGTTGAAGATTCTAATATAGTTGTAGAAGAGCAATATTTACCTTTAGGAGAATTATTAGATAGATACCATAAATATTTAACTAAAGCAGAAATTAAAGAACTTGAAGATCATAATTTTAATGGTGGAACTCAAATGTCTGCTAAAAATAATATCATAAATTATGGCCATTCTATTTCCTGGAAAGATTCATCTGATACAGAATTATTTATTGGACCTAATGTTAATAATGCTTCTAATGACTTCAATAATTATAGAGTATTAAGATGTGTATGGAGATCTATTAGATTAGTTAAAACTCTTCATTATTTAGATGAAAATAATGATGAACAAACTACTGAAGTACCTTCATCTTATAAACCAGATAAATCATTAGGTCAATGGACTGAAGATTTAGCTATTGGTGAATTCTGGGAAGGAACTAAAATAGCTAACAAATATTATGTTAAAGTACAACCTAGATCAATTCAATTTAGAACTTTAAATAATTTATCTACTTGTCAATCAGGTTATGTAGGTTCAATATATAATACTAATGGTCAAAAAGTTTATTCATTTATGGATAAAATTAAACCAGATCATTTAATGTATATTACAATGGCTTATAGAACTGAAATGGCTTTTATGAAAGCTAAAGGTAAAATAGGTTTATTGGATAAAGCTCTTATTCCTGATGGAATGAATATGGATATGTGGATGTACTATGCTGAAATAATGGGTTGGGCTGTAGTAGATTCCTTTAAAGAAGGAAAGAAAGGTGCAGCTATGGGTAAATTAGCTGGTAGTCAAGCAACTAGATCTGATTCAATTAACTTAGAATTAGGTAATTATATTCAACAACATATTGCAGCAATGCAACAAATTGAATCTAGACTTGAAAAAATTACTGGTATTAATGATGCTAGAAAAGGAACTACTGCTCCTTCTACTGGATTAGGTGTAGCTCAACAACAACAAGCTGCTTCTTATGAAACTACTGAACCTTATTTTAGAGTACATGATAATATTAAATTAAGAGTATTAGCTGCTTTACTTGAAACAGCAAAATATTGTTTAAAAAATGGTAATAAAACTTTTCAATATATTCTTTCAGATTTAAATACTGAAATCTTTACAATTGATGGTGAACAGTTTAATGAAGCTGAATATGGTATTATATCATCTGATGCTACTAATGATATGGAAACTCTTCAAATCTTAAAAAGAGCTATGGAGATGTCTATTCAAAGTGGTCAAGTAGATGCTGAACAATTATTAATTATTACTTCAAATAATTCTATATCATCTATTAGACATAAACTTTCAAAAACTATTCAAAAAACAAAACAACAAGCTCAAGCTAATGTTGAAGCAGAACAAAAAACTGTACAAGAAGATCTTTTAGCTAGAACAGAACATGAAAAAGCATTACTTCAATTAGAATATGATAAATTAGATAGAGATGATCTTAATAAACAATTAGATAGAGAACAAGAAATTTACTTAGAACAAATGAGATCTTTAGGAATGGATGAAGGATCTAATGTTGCTGATATTGAAGGTGCTGCTGCTAATGCTTTAAAACAACAAGAAATTAATCTTAAACATTTAAATGAACAATCTAAATTATCTATTGAAGATAAAAAGAGAGATCAAGAAAAAATGATTAAAGAAAAAGAACTTGAACTTAAAAAACAAGAATTACAATCTAAAGTAGATATTGAAAAATCTAAGTTAAAACAAATTGAAATTCAAAATAAAAATCAAATAGATTTAGCAAATAAAAAAGCTGCTTTAGATAAACAAATGATGGATAAAAAAATTCAATTAGAAACTATGAAAGCTAAAGCTGCTATTAAAAAAGCTAATCAAAAACCTAAAGCTAAATAATTATGTTAATACCTAAAAGCTTTGAATTATTTGCACAAACTATAACTGTTGAATATAGAAGAACTTTACATAGAAGCCACAAAGCTGTAGGTTTATGGATACCTGGAAAAAATAAAATATTATTACAACAAAGAACTAAAACTTATGAAATAACAGATGAACAAATAGAACAAACTTTTTTACATGAATTAACTCATGCTTTATTAACAATATTGGGATATGAAAGTTTATCCCATGATGAAAAATTAGTTGACTTAATTGGAAATGGTTTACATCAAATAATTAAATCAGTTAAATATTAAAACTCATAGCTTTAGTTAGTTAAGCTATACAGAATAATTAAATAAAATAAAAATCCTTGCAAATATCATTAAAGTATATGATCTTTGCATCAACAAATTAAAAAATGACAGAAGAATTAGATTTTTTTGATAAATTAGATGGAATTACATTAGATAAAGATGGAAATAAAGTTCCATTGGTAGATAATGGTAATGAAGAAACAGAAGAAGAAAAACAAGCAAGACTTAATAAAGAAGCTGAAGATAAAGCTAAAGAAGAAGACAAATTAAAAGATAATAAAAATGATGAAGAAGATGAAGATGATTCTAATATATCTGGAAATCTTTATCAAAGTTTAGCTACAGTAATTAAAGAAGATACTGGTTTATTTACTAATTTTGAAAAACCAATTGAAAAAGCAGAAGATTTAATAGAAGGTATTAAATTTGAAGTTATAGAAGGTATTAATGATTATAAAAAATCATTACCAGAGGATTTTCAACAAATGCTTGAAAAACATGAGTTAGGTTTAGATTGGACTACAATTAAAGAACTTAAATCAAATGAAATTAAATTAAATGCTATAAAAGAATCAGATATTGAATCTGATGAACAAATAGCTAAAGATATTTTTATAGCTGGTTTAAAAGCTACTACTAAATGGACTGAAGCTAGAATACAAAAAGAATATGAAAAAGCTTTAGATTTAGAAGAAGTAGTTGAAAGATCAAAAGAATTTTTAGAAGATCTTAAAAGAATAAATGTAGAAGATGAAAAAAATTTAATAGAAAATTTAAAAAAACAAGAACAAGCTGAAAAAGAAAATTATCAAAAAGTTTTAAAAGAATTAAAAGATTCTATTTATGATAATAACGGAATTATTCCTGGTTTAAAATTAACAGATAAAGAAAAAGCTGATTTATATGCTCAAATGACTAAACCTATTTCTTTTGATAAACAAGGTAATCCTATTTCTAAAGTAGAAGAAGTTAGAGCTAAAAATCCAATTCAATTTGAAAAAACTTTAAATTATCTTTTAATGAAAGGTGTTTTTGATGAAAAACCAAATTTTGAATTTATTACAAAATCAACCAAAACACAAACTATAAAAAACCTTGAAAAATTAGCTGAAGAAGAAATGCAAAGAAAAGCTAGTGGTAAAGCACCTAAAGAAACAAGTAATTTATCTGAATCAATATTAGCAGCAGTATAAAAATCAATAAAATTAATTAAAAACAACTAAATAAAATAAAATGTTAAGAATATCAAATTTACAAATATCAGAACCTACTAACTTTGGAGGTCTTGTAACAGAAGCTAACTTAGGTTACTTATTAGAAAATAACCCTCAAAAAGCATCTGACTTAGTTACTCAATTATACTCAATGGATATGGGTATGATGGATTTACATACCAGGTTATCACAATTTCCAGTAAAATATTTTAAAACAGATGATGTCTATCGTTGGAAATTAATGGGTCCTTCTGAAAAAAATATTCCATTATTAGAAGCTCGTTTATCAAAAAATGGTTCAGCTTTAACTGCTAGTTCTACTGAAAAACCTGGATTAGGTGCTTCAAGATTCTGGTTATTGTTTCCTGAAAGATATTTCTTTGATACAGAGATGATTGTAGGTGAACAAAATGAAAAATATATTGTTAGAATTATGGATGAACCTATTGTAGAAGGTGGTAACACTTATCTATATGAAGTAGAATTTGTAACAAATGATTCTAATGCTTGGTTTCCAGTTGATGAATTAGTAGCCGGTAAAAGATTTTCTAAAGAAGGTAATGCTGTTGAAAGAACTATGAGTTCTAAAGGTGGTCAAGATACTTATGTAACTCCTTTTGAAATGGAGAATTCATTTACTTACATGAGGAGAGAAATGCACGGTGTAGGAAATATGATTGATAGACCATTACAATTTAGTTTTATTGGTACTGATGGTAAAACTCATAATACTTGGACTCAATTTCAAGATTGGGAATTTGAAAGAAATTTCCGTCTATTAAGAAATAGAGCTTTAATGTTTGGTCAACCTTCTAAAACTTCTCAAGGTACTCATTTAAATAAAGGTAAATCTGGTAATTATATTGAAACAGGTGCAGGTTTAAGAGCACAAATGGATCCTTCTAATGTGGCTTACTATAATAAATTAAGTGTTGGTTGGTTAACTGATTTAATGTTAGGTTTGTCAGTAAACAAATTAGCAATGGATAAACGTAAGTTTATTATGAGAACTGGTGAATGGGGTATGTATAACTGGTCTAAAGCTTTGGAAGATAAAGCTTATGGTTGGGAAAGAGTACAAACTACTAATATTAATAACATTAGTAGAGTAGTAGATAATACACGTATTACTAAAGGTTCTGGTAACTCTTTAACTTTAAGAGGTCAATTTTTAGAATACATTGGTCCAAATGGTGTTGAACTTACTGTAGAAGTAGATCCATCTTATGATGACTTAGTTAGAAATAAAATTATGATGCCAGGTAACAATGGTTCAGCTGAATCTAACAGATTTGATATTATTGACTTAGGTACTGAAAATGGTGAACCAAATGTATGTTTAACTGCTCCTGAAAATTTCTCTGAAATTATGGCTTATATCCCAGGTATGCGTGATCCATATTCAATTGGTAACAAAAAACCTAAGATGATTGTAACTCCTAAAGATGGTTACGAATATCATAGAATGGATATTTTTGGTGTAATGATCAAAAATCCAACAAGATGCTTACAAGTAATTCCTTCAGTTTTAGCGTAAGCTGAAGGATTATTTTAAAATAAATTTTGTTATTTCAAATATAATTTGTATATTTGCAGTAAATAAAAACAAATAAAATGGATTATAAAACATTAAGATCAAAAAAATTAATTGTAAAACCAGTAATGACTAGAAGTTCATGGCTTAAAAAAGGTCATGATGGTGAACATTCTTATACTAATACAAATAAAACATTTCAAGCTAAATTAGGGTCTAACGGATATATTTTAGACCCATTAGCTTTTATGTCACCAGAAGAAAAAATTAGTTTTGCTTCTGAAATTAGAATTAAACCAGAAGAATTAAGTGTATTTGAAAAAGAAAATATCTTTACTAAACACTCTGTAACTATTAATAAAAATCAAAAAATTATTGATTGTACAGATCCTTTACAATTTTTAGATTTTCTTATATTAAAAGGTTATCCTAATGTGATTAAATCACCTGGAGAACCAGAAAGACCTACTCAAATTTTTGAAATAGTAGATCAATCAGAATTAGATGCTGAAAATGCAGTTAAAGTTAATTTCAAAGTAAAAGCTACTATGGAATTTGCTAAATTAGAAGGTAAATCTAAAAAATTAACAAATGTATTGTTAGTTTCAGGTAGAAATAATATACCTAAAAATGCTACTGTAGAATGGTTAACTAATGAAACTTATAAATTGATGGAAGAAAATCCTAAACAATTTTTGAAGTATTTAGAAGATCCTATGTTTGATTTAAAAATATTTATTAATGATGCTTTAAATATCAAAGCTATTACTAAAGTAGGTAAAGATGAATATGAGTTAGCTCATACAGGTAAAATTTTAGGTAATATGAAAGAAGTTTGTGCTTATTTTGACAAACTTGAAAATCAAGAAGATAGATTAATTGTTCAAGCTAGAATAGATAGTACTAAATAATAACACATGACAAGGCAAGATTTTTTAAATAAATTTTATTTAGAAGCTGATAAAATGGCTAGTCTTGCTTTGCCTGGTTATGAACCTATTGAAATAGCTGCTTTTGCAACTATAGCTCAAGAAAGATTAGTACTTAATAAATATAATAGTAAAAATCCT